TTATTATTCTCGACATTATGCCACCTCGCTTAATTTATGACCAGCTCCTTCAGAGCAAGACATGGCTTGAATTATTCTCACATCTTCAAAAGTATTTACCAAGAATACCGTCTGGCATTTAGCACATCTTAGATTCATGATTTCACCTCGTATTCTATTTCATCTTTGCATGGTTCACATATGCAATAACTTGCGTATTTGTCTAACTTAGACGTTCGATAATACCACTTCGGCCATTGGCCGTTGCACATATCACAAAATGTCTCTAATCCTCTGTATATTTCGTCTGAATAATATGTCATTTTCATATCCAATCACCTAGTGTTTTTTGCTCATTGATAGATCTCCGAAGTTGCTCAGAAACCTCAAAAGGGATGATTGCACGATAGTTAGAACGAAGCGGATTCTTACTTCCTACATCGTGTTTCAAGTGATGATAATTAGGTGGCATTGGTATTCCTGGAAAGTTGCCCCAAAGACAAAACGAATTAATTATTTGAGTAGGTTTGCCCAGGATTGGATTGAAGAACTCTTGAGCACCCATTACATTCTCGATAACCCAATATTTAGGTTGAAGATAATCAATTATTTCTTTCGCTCGCATAACTAATTCCATGTTAGGTTTGAAATCAATTCCTTTTCTCCTGGCTACTGATTTTGGTGCATTGTAAGCCATAGAAAACTCAAGACATGGCGGAGATGCCCACACTAAATCAAATTGTTCATTTTTAGCACAACGCCATGATTCTTCAGACATAATATAATTATCAAAGTTTTTTGATTTTATGTCAAATAATAATGTTCCTGGAATGTGAGATAATGCGGGATTATTTTCAATTCTAACTACTTCGTCTCCAGCTCTCAAAAAGGCTTCAGAAGCCCCACCAAGACCGGAGAATAAGTCGAGAACTCTCATTTTTTCACTTCCTTTCGATTTTTCAATATTTGCTTTATTTTTTCAAGGTTTCTGGATAATCGGCTCGATTTCATTGTGTCTCGCGACTCTTATAGGCCTTATAACGGTAATTATTACAGCAATGTTATGTAATGTCATTAATTATTACATATACCCTATTATTATTATTATTATTATGAATAATCTATTATTATTATTATAGAGATACAAAATAAAGTTTTTAGGGGTAGTTTCGGACGGTTACAGGTATGGTTACGGAACTGGTATTAGCAATTTGCACAATTATCGAGATTTTTGTCATTCTTTGGGGTTTATCTCAACTTCAAGCATTTTTGAGAGAAGAAGTTGAGCATCTGGAGAAAAGTATTGATGAAAAACTCGCATTAGCGATTCAATCAACTGGCCTCGCACCTGGTGGTGAACCAATTAATCCCGTCCAGGCCGCAATTGCAGGTTTAATTCAAAATATGGCTACAAATCAACAGAATCCGAAAAGAATTGAATTAAAAAGGGATGAAAAAGGCCTTTTTGAAAAACAAGAATAATAAGGCTCATAGATCGCCGGCAGGTCAATGGCTCGCAGAAAAACGACTCGAACACGCCGAAGGAAATCCTTCAAATTATTAAACGCCCTGGAATCCCTAACCTATGCCGAAATCCTTTCAAGAGGTATAGCTGGAACAGGGATAGCAGGTTTTATTTCAGGTAGTGGTGATTTAACCTCAACCTTTATTGAAGCCTCACAAAGTTATGAGACATCTGGTGCAGATGCAATTTCATTAAGTGATATTGTTCAAAGTCCAGGACTAGCAACTTCAACTATGGCAATGAATCTCCAAAAGAATATCATTCCAATGGCAGTTGGTGCGGCTACTACGGCAGTAACTTTTAATGTTGGAAAGCGTCTTTTAAGACGTCCAATCAACAATATTAACAATAATTTGATGGCACCATTGCTCGGTAGGGGCATAAAACTTTAGAGGTGATTTATTATGGCAAACGTGGATTCATATGCTCAATTAACAATGAGAAACGGGGCAGTTGTTCCCCTGGCTAATACTGCATTAACCGAAGCAACAGAAGATGAAATATTAACTGATGCAAACTTCGTAGGTTCAGCCCAGGCGGCAGGAACTTTTGCCACGCAATCATTACAGAATGCTGTAGTAATTGCTGCAGGGATTTCAGCCGAAAACGACATGACTTATGCGTATGTAAGAAGTGCTGGAAAGATTAAAGTTGCTTTGCCTGTTTCCGGTCTTAGTTCTGGAATGGGGCTTCCTGGAACTTTACCATATCCAAAGCAATTAGTATCTGGAGATTCAGTTGTGGCTATGGCTAATGCTGTTGCAGATAGAGAAGTTGGTTTGTCTGTTGCTTGCTCAAGTGGTGAATATCATTGCTTTAGCGTAACCCCTGCAGGAGCTGGAGAACATGAACTCGTATCAGTCCTAACAGGGCAAAGTATCGGCGAGACTCTGCAAGGTCGAACCGTTACTCACGCTTTCGCTATGGGTGGCAACAATGCGGCTAATTTTAGCAGTCCTGTTTATTTCTTAAACGGGTCTGGCACGCCAATCGGCTCAGTAACACCAAATGACCCTGCAGTTGATACAGGACTATACCAACGCTGTATGGCTTCGATTGCACTTAATACTAGAGTTGTATTTAGAACTGATGCGTGATTAAAATGGCTGTAAGTAAAAGAGCAAGAGCCAGGTTCAAGATTATGTCTATGGCTGAAAAGTCATCAGTTAAAAAAGCAGTCAAATTGCTTTATGATACTGAACTCATGGGCGTAAAAAGAATGAGAGAAATAATGAGAATGTGCGAGAAGTGATTCAATGGCTTCTCTCGGAAAGTTTCGTTATTATTCAACTACCACCCCACAATTAGATGCAACGTTTGGTTATCCTATATTCCAAGCACCACCAAATAAAGCATTGAAAGTTACAGCCTTAGCAGTATTCAACGGAACTAATTCCGCTAATACTGAAATTAATGTAGCAATATTACCTACTAAAACTTCATCATTAATTGATGGTTCGTATAGCATTCTTGATAATCAAGTGTTTGTTTTAGGATTAATTAACGCTTCTGTAACAGGTTCAACGGTTGTAAACCCATTAACATTTGCTGGATTACCAACAAAGGGTCAATTTACTGAAATTATTGTCCCTCCTGGGGCAATGTTACTAGCATATGCACCTACAGTTAATTTGAATGGAACTATGGAATATAGAGCAATAGCGTATGAATGTAGTGTTGAAAATTACTAAGGAATCTGATCGAAATGCCTAGAAAGCCAACTTCTGAAGTAATTGAACATAGAATTACTCTAGGGGGATATGAAAGACAACTTGTTTCAGATGTGGCAGGTTCTTATCAATTTAATAAAATTGCTAATCCATTAATCAGACTGATTTCAGATAATACAGCAATGGCATTAATCATAGCATCTCTGGGTTTATTCCTGGATAGATATTTAGATATTAATTGGAGAACTATTACCAAAGATATGGATAATAAACAGATAGCCGATTGGTTAGAAACTCAGAATCTTGTAGGAGCTGGTATTGGTGGACTTATTGGATTATTCTTTGGTGGCATTCCTGGGGCGGCTGTAGGGGCTACAACGGGTTCAGTAGTAGTTGAGGGCATTGAATACGGTTTAGACGAAGCAGGGCAACTAATAATTGACAATACAACGCCTTCACAATCCATTGCATTAGTATTGTCATTATATCGAATCGGTCAAATATTTTCTCCTAATAATAATCAATCATCTGGTAATTATGTTCCTACGCCAAACTATGAGGATTTGTAATGTCTAATTTACTCAATCAAATACTTGTTGCTACTGCTGTAATTGGTCTAATTTCAGCGACCAGGGATTGCTTTGATGATGAGGTTATAGAATGAAAGAATCTCCTATTCAGGCGACCATAGGATTCGTTATTGATATTCTCGGATTAAGACCGGAGAACTTTGACGGTGCAATTGAAACCCCTGCAGTTATTTCAGATATTCCAGGAATAGAAGATTTACCACCAAATGCAATAGATAATGTTCCAGAGGGCGGATATGGATTATTTCCATTGCCACCATCAAACCCAAATTACACCCCGCCCTTTTCTTTTCCATTTTTCCCGCCACCATCTGAACCTATTGACCCAAATGACAGAAATCAAAACGGTATTCCAGATGATATTGATGCGTTACTCGGATAGAGCCTAAATAAAAGACCAGATATACTTCAAAGCCCGTCTTAGATACTTACGTTCTTTTTGATTGCTCATAGGCGGGTCTAAAGGCTCAGATTCATTAATAGTTGGCTTAACCTTCTCTATAATTCCCTCATATCGAATCTTAGCCAATTCTTGAAGTCTCTCTTTAGTAATTAGACCTTGATTGAAGAACTTAATATCTGCTGAATATGGTTTGCCATAAGGATAACATATTGCACATCTTGGAGAATTATTCGGATTACAAATGCCTTGCTTCATGAATAATTCTTTGTTCGTATGTTCGAAAGATATTGTATGAGCATGAGCCTTCAATTGACTTCTGACCCATTTAGAAAAGTTACCCATTTTAGAAGCGATTTCATCCGATTCTTTATCGAGAGAAATAGTTTTTATTATTCTCGACATTATGCCACCTCGCTTAATTTATGACCAGCTCCTTCAGAGCAAGACATGGCTTGAATTATTCTCACATCTTCAAAAGTATTTACCAAGAATACCGTCTGGCATTTAGC